ATGAATAAGAACGTAAATATCTACATCCCCGATGGCAAGTCGGTTTTCTACGCGAATTTCCGGATGAAAACTCAGGATCCGATCACATCCCACGTTCGCACCGTGCAGGTCAACCGGTCCACGGGCTCCCCATCTCGGCCAACCGCTCAATCCATTGCCAACAAGATGCGCGATGATTCCCTCCTCGGTCTCTTTGGGGTGACTCCGCGCCTTCGAAGCGAATTCGTCCGCCTGGAGACCATCATCGAGCGATATGACGCTTCTACCCAGGTCAAATCAAAGAAGAACGTCATCGCCAGCTTTGTCACCGTCATTTCCGAGGCTCAGAGGTGTAGCCGCGCTGCCGTTCTCCAGCTCTCCGCCTCCGTCCTAACCGCTGACACCATGTTGGCCTTCCGGGATCAGACCGGCGGAGCACGCCAGGCCACTTCCACAAATACCCACATGCGGATGGCCAAAAGCCTCTTCAGCTCACGCGCCCAGGAGCACTACCGCGATCTCAAGCTCCCGGATCTCACCTCATTCCTTGGCGTCTCCTTCCTGAAAGATTCCACCGACAAGCGTTTCCGCCGCATCCCCGAAGACATCCTGGCGAAAATGGCCGAGAAAGTCGGCGCCCTCCTCACCGCCGCCAAGACCGAAGCCAAGCCAGACAAAGCGAATCAACTCCGAAACGCTTGGGCCACCTATTGGATCATGCGGAGGTGCGGCCTGCGGAATGACGAATGCCAAAATCTTCGCTGGGAATGGTTTGAAATCCGGGATGGCAAGATCTGGCTCGCCTTGATTGCCCGCGACTACTGGAAGCCGAAAGCCTCCGCCGGCAGTGTCCCCGTAGCCCATGAACTCTACGAGTCCCTGGTGGCCGAATTTGGCCCAGCCAAAAATGGCGCTGAGGGTTTCGTCCTCTGCGGAACCCCCACCGACCGATACGAGGGCTCCAAACGCGAAGTGAACACCTTCGTTCGTCCTTACCTACCCGACCGGACAAAAGCCGCCTACGAGCTACGAAAGCAGTGGGGAAGCGAGATGGCGCGAATCCACGGCATCGAGACCGCCGCCAAGCTGCTCCGCCACCGCGATATCAAAACTGCCTGGGACCACTACTTCGACGACCTGAAGCTCCGGGACGTGCAGGCCCTCTAAAACGCCCTCGCCCGGTCCTTCGGGTGAAAGCCGCGCTCGAATGCCCTCTTTGCGATCTCCATCCGTTGCCGCTCCAGCAGATCCAGACGGTCCCGCTTACTCTCCGGGCTCATCTTGCGAGTATTTTGCACATACATCATCGCCTTATTGATCTCCGAGAGCTGGCCCTGCGTCCGGCGGAGATGCGTCATCATCGGCACATCTCCCATCACCGTGCCATAATACATCAGCTCATTCCGATTCTTCATCCAGAACCCCTTCTGTTTCGGAGTCTCCATCCGATCCCCCAGCACCTTGAAGTCCCGGATCCGGTTCTCGGCCAGTTCCATCGCCCGGTAAAACCTTGCCACCGATTCACTCCCGGCATCCTTGGGCACCATCAACGCCTTCACGAAAGGCAATTCACGCGGATCCTTCGGAGGCTGAGGAGGCACCTCCATCAGATTTGATTTCACCAAGAAATAATCAATCGCATCCGTCCCATATCGGCTCAGACCCCCAAGATAACCACGCACTGCATTGTCGATCATCAGCGGAGACGCTCCAAATTTCTCCCCCGCAAACCTCGCCGTCAGACTCGTGCTCGGGTTAAACCGCATCTCCGGAGAGAGTACCCGTTGCGCCTGATTCTCCAGAGGAGCATCCCGGAAAAATGAATAATTCGTCAGATTCTCCAGCAGCGGCTTAACCGCCGTTGCGATCCCAGCATCCCCCCGGAATAGCGTATTCTGCATCACTGCCTGGAACCACTTATGCACCGCATTCGGATCCTTTTTATACACTAGATCCAGCCCCTTCTCCGCGCTCGTCCCGAAGAGCGCACCCATCAGAAACGGCTTCGGCACCGTCAGGATGAAATCTGTCCCCGCCCACTCACGCAAATTCACGTTCCAGAAAAACGCCTTCCGCCACTCAGGCAAATCATCGATCTCCGGATCATCCTTCCCCAGCCACCACACCAACATTGAAGGCACCGTGATGTAAGTTAGAGCCTTTGCCGACGCTGCCACGGGCCGCTCCCGGAACGTCCGACCCATCTTATCCATGTCCTGGAGCGCCGCATTGAAGAAGGCCACCATCTTATTCGTGACTGCCCCGCGATAGCCGGCCCTCGAGAAATTCAGCGTCACATCCTTCGAAGCCATCGCCGCAGCACCCGCATCCAATCCCTGCTCACGCGCCCGGCGGTACTCACTGATCCTTGTCCCGCTCTCCATCACCTCTCCCGCCGCCGCCAGCGCCCGCAGCACATTCCGCGGATCCAGCAGCGCCGCCGCCCGCTCCACCGCCGACCGGTTCTGAGCGCCCACAGCCCGCATCACCCCCAGCGTGTCATTCACCTCCACATTATAGAGCCCGCCATACTTCCCACCGGCCCGGAGCCATTCCTTATACAGATCATCCTTCTTCAGCATCGAGAAGATCCCGCGGAACCCATCCACAAAGGGAACATACCCATGCTTCGAGTAAACACCCGCCACCACCTGATCCCGGAAGGGATTCCGAATCAGAAACTCCGGCGTCAACGTCGCGCCTGCCCGCAACACCGACGTAAACCCCCGCATCACCTTCAGAAAAGGCATCCGATTAAAAATCTCCGCATCCAGCGAATCCATCATCGAGAGCGCCCTCAGCAGTTCCCGATCCTCCACCTGAAACACCTGCGGCTTCCCGTCCACCATGACCTCGAAAGTCCCCTCCTTCGCATTCGCTCCACGCACCGCCCGAAAGATCGCGAACCCCAGATCCGCAGCCGCTCCGGGTGGCAGCACCAGCCCCGACTCCCTCAGCTTCGCCCTCACCTCAGCGTCCGAGACATTCTGAGCCTTCATCGGCTGAAGCACCACCTCGCCCACGCGGCCACCGCCCTGCGTCTCACGCACAGCCTTCACAAACGCCGCCCCAGCCCGATTCCGCTCCGCCAGATCGCGAAACAACATCGTATTCTTCACCACTGATTCGATCGGATTCATGATCTCCAGATCACTCCCCTTCATCCGCATCACCCCGGAGGAAGCATTCACATACCCCTTGCCACCCTTCCGTCCCGCACCCGTCACCGAGTCATGCACACGGTAGAAAGGCACATAATCCTTATTCGCATCCCGCATCGCCTTCACCTGGTCCGCAGAGATCAGCCCCGCCTGCTCCAGCATCCGCATCTGATTCTCAGTGTAGGCCACCAGCAACCGCCGCGCTGGCTCGAACCTCCCCTCCCAATCCTTCATCATGCTCCAGAAATCCTTTGCCCCCATCACCTCCTCGAAACCCGTCTGCACGCCCTGCCGCGACTTCTCCAGCGCACGCCTCAGCGCCGCATAGGTGGCAAATTCCTTCTGATCATCCACCTGCGCGAGAATCGACTTCATCGAAGGCCCCACCACATTTCCATGCAGATCAGTCTGAGCAAACTCCAGATCATAATCCGCCTTCGACTTCCAGCCGCCCTTGTAATTATTAACCAGATTCACCACCACCTGCGCCCGATCCTTCGGCAGGCCGAACTCCACCAGCTTATCCATCGCCCGCTCAATCGGGGCCAACTCATGGAACCACGCCGTATATTGATCCTTCAGCCACTGCGAGAAGTTCCCCCGCTTCTGCTCCGGCTCCCAGGCGATCATCCCCATCGCCTTCGCCTTCGTCGGTTGATCCATATACTGCCGCACCCGCTCCTGGAGTGTCCCCAGAATCCGAGCCATCTGCGGATACTCCGTCGCCACCGTCGTCTCAAAATGCTGCGTGAAATTCGGCGCCGCCACCCGCGCGGCCGCCGGGTTCGCCACCCAGATCCGGAACCATTCCGCCACCCCCTCCAGCCGCACCATCTGCGGAGAATACGCCGGCGTCGAAGTCACCGCACCCAGCGGCATCAACTCCCCATCATACACCCCTGCGAAACTCTGAGCCTTCCCCCGATTCTCTCCCTCCGGGAAAATCATGTGATGCAAATAATGCCCCACCTCATGCATCAGCGTCGGCACATCATTCAGCGCCCGCATCCGGATCGTTTCCGGGCGGATTCGATACACCCCCAACGCCGACTGAGCCCCCTTAGAGACCCGCATTCCTTGGCGAATCGGCACATCCAGCGCCCTCTTCAGAAAATTCCGGATCCCCCGCAGCGAAGGATTCCCCTTCGTCTCCGGCTTCAGCCATTCGATCGCTCGCGGTTGCGTCTTCGCGTCTGGAGAAAGAGCCTCCTCCGGATTCGTTGATTTCGAAGATCCCTCCGCCGCAGACTCCCGCTGCGTCCGATCCTCAGGACGCATATACGCCTCCTCCGGATTGACATTATTAGCCTCCTGAGATACATTCTCCCTGGAACCTGCCGCCGCCGGACCCCCCAACGTCTCAGACGTGGTGCCGGCCTTTGCGGCAGGCTTCATCGCCACCTCAGAGCCCCCGACCACCATTGTCTTCGAGCCACCTTCCACGGCCACCTTCCCAGCACGATCCGGCAGGCGGATCCGCCCCACGGCCACCGAGGCCACACTGCCGCCGATCTCGCCGACCCCTTCCGCCAGCACCGACTTTACTGAAGTGACCTTCCCCTTCTGATTCACCTGCCCGGCCACCTCGCCAGCCATACCGCCCACAGCCTGCACACCCAGCTCGCCAGCCCATTGCACAGCCTTGCCCATCACCTTCTTCGCTGGAGACGCAAAGAGCCGCCCCCCGATTGCTGTCATCAGACCATCCACGATCCCGATCGGCACCGCCTTACGTTCCGCAGAAGCCCGGATCTCCGCCACCGTATTCGAGTCCAGCAGCGCATTCTTCATCGCCGTCGCATTCGTGATGTCCACCCCGGATTCCGAGAGCGCATCCAGAAACGCCCCTGAATACTCCGCCGCATGAGAAGCCAGCATTGCGCTCTCCGCGAACCCGGCACTTCCACCAACCAGCGCACCCGGCACCACCATCGCCGCCGCTCCGGGAGGTCCACCGCCCACCATGCCCGCCGTGGCAGCTCCCACCATGCCCTGCGCCGCACGTTCCGGCACCTTGCCAATCGTATCCAACTGCGTCCGGGCCATCGTCCCCAGGCTTTCCGCCGTCAACTGCGCCAGATTCCCGATCGGATCCCGCACAAACGCATCAAAACTCTCCCCGGCTTCCACCCCATCATCCCAAGTCTTCTCAAAATCCTCAGTCCCTCGCAGAGCCGCGATACGTCGTTGACGCCTCGCGATCCCTTCAGCATCCATCACCCCGTGCGACATCTCCACCGCCGTCTCGCCCGACATCCAGCCCCGTTGAGCCGCCCGCTTCACTGCATCAAAGAACCCCTCCGGCCGCTCCGAAGGATCCAGCTCGAAACCTTCCGGGATAAAAGATCTCGCATCCGGCGGAGCATCCAACACAAAGCCCTCTGGGATCAAAGCCCTCGCATCCTGCGGCACATTCAGAGCCAGAGCATCCTGCCCCTCCAGATCCACCCCACCCTCCGGAGACACCGCCATCGCCCGCCGCACTACCGGCTCCGCAGGGGGGATTGATTGATCATTTACCGCTTGGATTGTCGATGCCGTCAGATTCACCGGATCCGCTGGCAAAGTCCGCACCTCTGGCAGATCCGGTTCCAGCAAGGCATTCAGCGAAGCCCGATCCCCCACCGTCACAAACCCTTTCGGCACCTCATCAAGACGCGGAGCCGCATTCAGCACAAAACCATCCGGCAGCCCAGCACCCACCCCGCCCGCGCGAGGAAGCGGCGCATCCAGCACAAACCCCTCAGGGACATTCATGGCACCACCCGCCACGCCGAGCCATCCCAGCGCATCACCTTGCCCGTTCTTGGATTCGTGGCCGTCTGGCCCACCGCGATCCCGACCGGCCCGCCGCGCCCAGAGCCATCACTCCGGGAATCCGGTTCTGTCGGCGCGGCATCATCAAACTGAGAGTAAGGGTTGAAGGGCACCTTCTTCACCGGCTGCACCGCATTTCCCGTTATCGGATCAACCAACGGCACATAGCCACCTGAACCCGCATCCCACTGCAAGATCCCCGAATCCGAATTGATCGTCTTCGGAGCCGTTCCATCCGCCTTCGGCTGCCTGAGCGGCACAATATTATTATCACTGCCAAAGATGAACGGCAGAGACTGCCCCGGATTATTCGGATCCGGCACATTCAGCACCTGGCCCGTGCGATCTTGCGCCTGTTGAGCCGCGGCCAGTCCGGCCCGCAACTCATACTCATGATCAATCAGCCCCTGCCGTTGCTGAAGCTTTATCGCCTCATCCGCCACCGCGAGCGCCCCCGCCAGCTTATCCGGATCCTTGATCTTCGAGAGCGCATCCAGCTGATCAGGAGGCATCCCCAGAGCGCCATAAGCCTCCAGCTTCCCCAGATTATTCCGCTGCTTCGCGACATTCTCCTGATACATCTGCCCAGCCTGGCCTACCACTTGGCCCACAGCCTGCATCCCCTGCATCAGCTGCTGCTGATTGATCTCCTTATTCCTCTGGCCCATACGGGCCTCCATTTGCAGACCGTCGAAGATCATCGACGGGGCTGCCTGATTAAATACCGGTTGAAATGCCATAAATTAAATCCCTTTCATACTTCATCATTCATCTTTCATCATTTTCCTAAGAGCTTCCCAGATACCCCGCGAGGCCGCCGGCCACGCCGCCGATCGCGGTGCCCCAGCCCGGCATGATCGCCGTTCCCGCCGCCGCACCAGAAGCCGCGCCCGAGAGCGCACCGCCCCAGGGATTACTTCCGCCCCCCTGGCCCAGGCCGCCATACTGCTGCGCCAGCCCCATGTTTTGTTGATTGTAATACTGGCTCCACGCCGCGTTATTATTCGTGTTGGCGAGATCCCCGCCATAGCTCAATCCCTGTCCCATGATGCCGCTAGGATCCGGAGTCCGCACCCCTTGGATAAAGCTCTGCGTCCCCTGCACCTGATTATTCGAAGGCATCCCCAACATCTTCATCGCCGGATCGGTCGAATCATTTGCAGACACTGCGCTCCCCAGGTAGCCAAGTTGCTGGCCCCGAAGACCCTCTACGGTCACCGCAAAATTCCTTCGATCCGCCTCACGCGCCGTCCCCATTCGATTGCGGTTGAGGATCTCCGCTGCCAGCGTGCTTGGTCCCGTGGCCATCCCTCGCTGCGACGCGCCCACCCGGGCCGCCTGCGTGGCGTCCCGTTCCTCCTCCGGGCTCAGCATCCGGCCCAGAGCCAGATCGCTCGATGCCTGCCCTTGCAGTTCATCATACAGCCCCGTATTCGAGGCCAGTGCATTCATTTCCGCAAGGCGGGAATACAGCTCAGGATTGGAAGTCGCTGCCGCCGCCCGGGCATCCGGCCCCTGGGTCCTCAGAAAATCAATCGCCGCCGTCCGGTCATTCCCCGTCTCCGTCCGTTGCAGTTGCGCCATCATCGGCACATCCGTGGGCAGTCGGCCCATCTGATATTCCGTCAGCTTCTGTTGCCCCTTCACATAGGCGTTTTGCTGCATAGAAGCCAGTTGGCCCAGATACGGGATCAGATCCCGCATCTCTGCGCCCATGTCCCGAGGTGCCGGTTGAGTTGCCATGATATTTATCCCTTGATTTCTTGTGCAACCAAAGAAGATCCTCTTTTACTGCCAAAATAGGCAGTCGATCCGTCATTAACATAATAAGTGGCGCCATTTACTCCAAATCGAATTTTGTATGTAATCGGATCCGTCGTTGACGGCGAATCCATAAACGCAAGAGTGAGATTTTCAACCACCGACGCATTTCCTGTCGCGTATCGAGAGGTCACCGCGATGGCATCCGATCCTGAATCACGGAACAACGCCAACACCATCGTTTTCCCGGCATTTGCGGAAACCATGAAATTCGCCTGAATTAGCACAGTGTTTGAATCCGCCGCAGGCGTGATAGTCACAGTTAAAATTTCGGTCCCCTCCGAGTTCTGAGGGATCGTATTATCAAGCGGAATATCCGTCGATCCCGATACCTGAGTTTGAGATTGCGAATTTTTGACTTGCAGCACCGAGCCTGCCGGTTGCACCGCCGTCAGCAGATTCGCCTTCGTCACTCGCTTCAGCGCCGTCGCCGCCGAGTCCCAGATCAGAAACTCATCCGCATCCACCAGGCTCGTTTTCGCCGTCTGGCCATGCACCGTCCCCGCCGTTAGCAGCCCCAGCAGATTTTCACGCGTCATTCGTTTCAGAGCCGACGTCGCCGAGTCCCAGATCAGAAGTTCGTCCGCGTCCACCACCGTAGTTTTCGCCGTCTTCCCGCTGATCGCCGCTGGTGCCAGCGTCGCGTCCTCGATCGCCGTATTCAGCCGGGCCGCCGTTACCGTTGACCCATTCGCCCAAGTATATCCTGTCGTTAAATCACTCATCAGTCATTCCCCCCACATTGTGTTAAAATTTCTCTCTCCATTATACCAACCTCATGCAACCGTCCGCCCCCGCATCGACGGCCGGGCCGTTGCCACCTCCACCGCACAGTTTCGGAGCGTCCAGCGCCCCGGCACCGAATTCCGAAATCTCAGCTTGAGGTTGTGCCCCGGCCGGCGGATCGGCATCTTCCAGGCATAGTCCTCCATCTCCGCGCCTTCATTCTCGAGACCAGCCAGCGAGGCCACCACATCCGGTTCCGCCAGCACCGCATCCAGCCCCACCGCGCTTGCACCCTCCAGGCGCACATTCACCGTGCTTCGGAGCCACCGCTTCGGTCCCATATCCTTGAGCCAATACGCCCGCGTCATCAGCTCCGCATCGATCGGCACCACCTCAGAGCCGTTATTGCTATCATCCCCTCGGTCCATCTCATCCAGCACAAACAAAGTCCCCGAGAGCGACGCCGCAAAAAGCCGCCGCTTCCCGCCATAGTCCGACACCAGAAGATGCGAAATCCCCGTCGGGTAAATATCCTTAGATTCCCATTCATTCGTCAGAGCCGACCAGACGAGAATACAATTTGGCAACTCCGAGTCCCCCACCGGCACCGCCAGCCAATAGCGATTATCAAACCACGCCGCGCTCGAGCGGTGCATGGCCGCATCATTGACATCATCCAGCAGATCCGTGATCCCGTCCGAGAGCGGCACCTGCATCCCGCGCACCTTATAGTCCGAGTAATTCAGATCCATGCGGTAAACCCCCTGATCTGCGAGGAAATAAATATACGGTCCCGCCGTCACCACCGAGCGTCTGGCCCGGCAACCCACCTCCGTCGTCAGCAGCTCGATGAATGAATCCGTCGTGCTCATTGCCGTGCCGTCCAGAGTCGTCGTCACATGCGCCCGATAGATCGAGTTCCGCATGAACACCAGCACATCCCTCTCCGCAAAAGGATGCAGCGCCATGATCCGGTCTGCGCTGCCCGCATTCGCGCGCCAGGTCTTCAAGATCGGGTCATACGTTTCATAATCCAGCACATCAGACACCAGCACCGTGTCCTGCGCCGGCGTCGGTACGAACACCAACTGATTATTAAAATACGCAGCGATCCCCGTGCTCCGCAGCTTCGAGTAAGATGCCCCCAGCGGGTGACTTCCCCCCGCCACCACCGTGAATTCCGACCCCTCGCCATTCCAGACCATCGGCGGCCGCACCTTTCGCACCGTGACCGATCCCGTGGCCGGAGTCGCCGGCTCATTCCCGACCACGAAAGTGATCGTGTTCGCATCCGCCACCGTGGCCACATCGAATTCCGCCAGCCAACCCGCTTGCTCCGCGCCCTCCACCGCCACCCGGTCCGAAGTCGTGAAGCCATGCGCCAGAGTAAACGTGGCCGTCGCCGTCGTGCCCGCCCGAGTCAGCGTCACCGCCACCTGCGGCGCCCATTCCCCCAGCAGATCCCGCGCCCGCAGCACAAACAGCCGATCAAACGCTTGAATCACCGTCACCTCATCATCCACCTCCACGATCTGGCCACTAGGGAAAGGACGCGTCACCAGCGTCTCACCCTCCCGCCAGAGATACGCCGAGTCCGAACCCACCAGCACCACATACTCCCGACCATGCAGAGTCACCGAAGACTTCGGAGAAGAAAACACCCCTGCCGCAAAAATCCCGCCGCTATAACTATTCCGCACCCCCGGGCCCCACGTCACCACGATCGTCCCCGTGGCCGGAGTCGTCGGAGTTCCAGACACCTGGAAAGTGAACGCATTCACGCCCGTCACCGTCACCGAGAAATCCCCATTATACTCCGTCTGAGTCGCCCCCTCGATCGCCACCTGTTGACCCGTCGCGAGGCCATGCGCCGTCGCCGTCACCACAGTCACCGTAGTGCCCACCCGAGTGATCCCAGCCCCCAGCAGCGGGCCCACGATCATCGAGATGGTGCCACCGGCAGGAGAAGCCGGGAATCCGACCACCTCATATTCGAAAGCATTCACGCCCGTCACCGTCACCGAGAAATCCCCATTATATTCCGGCTCAGTCGCCCCCGCGATATTCACCGTATCGCCCGTCGAGAGGCCATGCGCCGTCACCGTAGCCGTCACCGTCGTGCTCAGCCGCACCAAGCTCGTCACCGACACCGGCGACTCCAGATCAAAATCCAGCACCAGGCCCGCCAGCAGCGCCAGCACATCACCCAGCACAAAAGGCAGAGTCAGCGGCACCGATCCGGCGTTCACATCCTGCGCCAGCCGCTTTGCCCCCTTGCGCACCTCCGCCCGCCCGCGCACGAAACGCATATTCTGCGCATACGAGGCCACCCCTTCAGGCAGCGTCAGCGCATCAGGCCGCGAGCGAAACCCCGACCATCCGGCGTCCCCATCCCGCGAGATTTCACTATCAAGATCCATCACCATAAAATTAGAAAATCCCCTTTCCCGAGGCCACCCTGATCCGCAGAGCCGCCAGCATATCCCGTTCCGTCATCCCCCGCGCCCAATCCGGGCGCACCTGGAAATGCGGTTCATCCTTGATCGACTTCCAATCCCCGCCCCATTCCAGATCCAGCGAGCGCCCCAGCGCCCCCAGCTCCTTATAGCGAGCGGACTCCGCCAGATACCGCGGCCCCTCAAAAAGCCCGATATCCCAAGCGATCCCAAAATTATGATTCGACTGCCCGCCGCGGGCATTCGTCACCCGTCGCCCTGGCACGCCCTTCCGGCCCTGAGCGTAAAGCGCATCCTGCTCCTGATACGATCGAGTCCCCGAGATGATCCGCACACAAATCCCATGCACAGCCATCAGCCGCTTCGCAGCTCCCAGAAAAACCCGCGCCTGCCGCGCCGCCTCCGGATGCAACGTGAGCAAATTGCCCTCCGATCGATCATCAAACTTTTCCATCTAAAATCTCCTCCTTGAGCCTCGCGCCATGCGCCTTGATCTCCGCCTCCGTCAGCTGCACCAATCCATCCAGCGAATCCGACCGCGCATCATCCATCCCCGGGAATTGAGCCAACTGCACATCCAGCTCCACGAAGCGAACCCCCGGAGCATTGCGGCAGAAATACCGGGCCACATCATCCTGACACTCCGACATCGCGCCGAACACCAGCGGAGCCCAGCCCAGCATTCCGGCCCGGCCAGGCAGCGGATCAGGGCAAACCTGCTTACCCGTGCCGATCGACACCACCAGCAGCTCCTCATCCGGCCACAGGCGCCAGCCCTCATACAAAGCCGAGGCCGCCGGATTATTCGAATGATTGCCCCCATCCAGATACCGATACTTCTCCCCGGCATAAGCCAGTTCGAACTCCGGGAAATACGTCTGCGCCGAAGACGAAGCCGCCGCCGCCGCCCAAAGCGGAAAATTCTTCCACCATGGCTCCCAGCTCTTAGCGAAGACCGCCTCATTCCGCACCGCGTCCACCGTCGGCATGACCACGCGGCCCTGCACATCGCCCATCGATTCCGAGCCGATACAGGCCCGCAGCTCCGCAATCAGCCCCCGGTTATCATACCGGGGCGCAAACACCCCAAAATCCAGCCACCCCTTGCGGAAAATCTTCGGCCCCGATTCATAATAAAACCGCAACATCTCCAGCGCCGAAGGCCGTCGCTCAGAGACCGCCATCCCCGCGAGGATTGCACCCGTAGAAGTCCCCTCGACAAGATCAAAACAATCCCGCACCGGAGCACCGAACCAACGTTCCAGCTCCACCATCCAGCGAGCCGCCATCACGCCGCGCATCCCGCCACCAGAAATAGAGAGGATCCGTTTCATTTGTCCCCAAGCGTCCTCCCGTACAGTTCCTCCGAACCAAAAATATTATAAGTCGAAAAAGTGCGAACCGCCGGGAGCCGATACCCCACATAAGCCTCCCCATACGCCGCCTCCGCCCCGATCGGGAACGTCGCCTCACAGCCAGAGACCGCCACCGCCATCACCACCACCGCCAACAAACTGAGAACCGCCCGCGCCACCGTCATCAGATCAATTCTTTCCATAGTCTTGCCCTCTCGATTGCCGCATATTCTCCAGCTCCTTAGTATTCCGCTCCACCGCCAGAGTCAGAGCCGTGAGAGCGATACTTTGCTGCATGCCCACCGAAGACTGCCCCTCAAACGCCTCCGCCACCCGCACCGTCAGATCCCGTTGCAGCACGTCCTGCGCCTTGCTGTCCGTATAAACTCGCTCCAATGCCACCGACAGCAGCGCCGCAATCACCACCCAGGCCCCAAACTTTCCGATGGCCCAGACCACCAGCGCCGGCCAACTATTGATCGGCACCGTCAATTCCTGCGGAGTCGAGCGTTCCGCTGCCTCATAGATCTGATCCTGGCTCATGGGAATTCCTCCGGCTCCGGCAACAATGCCTGCAATTCTTCCTCTGTCAGTTCCTCAACGCCGGGAAGGTCTCCATTTGCGTATGCAGCGGACAGTCGAGTTTCCCAGAGCGCCCGGAATGCCATCCGGCTATCGGTCAAGATTTGGCCTGTGATTGTCGTGGGAAATGATGCGGCCCGTTTGCGAGTGCGTGCAGTGTCGTCCCAATGCCCGCCGATGGTGCGGACGATATTGTTACCCTCTGGCAAGTCATCCCCGAACGCAGCAAGCAGTTGCGGAAACATCGTCGGGACAGATTCCGCTGCCACCGCGATAATTCGATATTGGGACTCGAAGCTCATGGCAGTCCGAGACCTTGGCCGATGGTTTCTTTATAAAGGTCGCGGATTGCTGTCAACTGAGGACCGCTCAAGTCAGTTTTGAATAACGCAGCAATCGCTACGTCTCCGTTAAAGTGGCTGTTGGCGGAACCGGGAGAATTTAAGATATTAGCACCAATTCCCGGCGATGAAGTTAAGGTAGACCCAAGTCGATAATCACCAGAGATCGTTTCTATTGCCGAAGAATTAATATAGCTTGTTGCGCCAGAAGAGTTGTTAGAAAAAGCACCTGAAAACCAAAGATTATTCGTGGCAGGTCCAGTTCTAACCCCGAGGGAACTCGCATCCTCTTTCCAAGAAACATTTCTAAGTCTAGTATCGCTGTTTCCGTAAATCCCCACGACACTACCTTTCCCGTTTCCCATTCCGAACAGAACAAGGGACACTTCAGAGCTGTTAACATATTTTCCAACAGAGAACATGGAGAATGAATCCAAGGGCTCGATGCTGTTTGGTGTCAAAATACGTGTGGAAGACGCTGCCAGAAACGAAATCCCATCCGCGCCCCAAGTCGGCCCATTGACCAGCGTCCCATTGTAAGTCCCGAGCCCGCCCAGCGAATACGCCGTCGTGCCAGTGCCTGCGTTCTGCGCCGACCGCAGCGGCCAGCAAACCATTTGCTCCCAGAGGCCCAACTGCTTCACTCCCCGAGCAAACGTCGAGATCTGCGCCTTTGCAGTCGGGTCAGTCACCCCGGCCGCTGCGAAATACGCATTCGCGTCCGGGTCATAGCCCCCGGCCGAAAGCGAATGCAAAGAAAGTGTCGGCGCCAGGATCATTCACTTATAAGCGATCACTGAACCCGAGTGCAGTTGCAGAGCCGTGAAGCTGCCAAAGAGAATCGTCCCCGCCGGGATCGTGGCCGCACTGCCCGAAGTCACATTCGCCACCCCTGAGACATTCCCTGTCAGAGTGTGAAATTTCGCATCCGCGATCACCTGCACCGCAGACACCGCTCCCGCATGATTCGCCGTGTCGCCGTAATAGGCCCCGCCTCCCGTTCCATTAGTAACCAAAGCATTCATATATTTTTCTTCCTTCCGATTTGTAAAAGATCCCCGCGTCTCCGCGTCTCCCCTTCTCCGTGTCTCTCTTCCTAGCCTGTCCGCACGCCCCAGCGCGCCACCTGTCCTTGCTTATGTGCCAGCTTGCAAAATTCATCATCCAGCGCCTGGTAAGCCCGCCTCAGCTCCCGCTCTGCCTTGTCCTGCTGGCCGTCCTCAGCCAGCGAATCCGAATAAGCCGCCCGCTCAGCAAAGCGCGACAACACCCACGGCACCGGCTGCAAAGCCCAGGCCGCATTATCCAGCGCCGGCGCACTGCCAGTCGTTCCGACCACCGCACGCCAACATTCCTTGGCGTAAAAAATTAAATCTCCCGTCACATAAGCCGCTTCGGCCGCCCAAGGCGTCGCGCGAAACTCCGACACCTGCAAAGAAAACTCCACCCACACCTCCGCCGGCGCATCATCCGCCACGAGGATCCCAACCTCCGTCAGATCAAACGCGACCGCCAGAGCCTTCCGATCCAGTCGCGGGTTCCGGTCCCACACCTCCACCACCTCGCTGATCGGAGTCTTCCCGACCTGCTCCAAGGCGATCGCATGGACAAACGTATTCGTCGCCATCCACTCCGCGCTGCCCGCGGCGGGCTCACCCGCCGGCGCATTCGTCAAAGCCTGCCAATAAGCATTTGCGTGATACAAAATCTGACCACTTATGATCTCCGCTTCCTCCACGTCGGACCATCGCTCGCAATACACCCGCGCCTCCAACGCCGTAGTGTCCGGCCAATAGTATCCCTCCCAGGCCTCGCGGATCCGATCCCCCAGATACGTGGTCACCGCCCCGAGAATCAAAAGATCCGTCGTATCCACCGCCACCCCCATCCGGGTCAGCGTGCTTTCCCGCAACCGCTCGAACGTAAGCGTGCGCATCAGGCCGCCCCTCCAAATCGATTGACCAACAAAATTCCAGGCGTCCGGACACTCCCACTTGCAGGTTGAGAGTTGGGCGTTGAGAGTCGAGCGTTCCCCGCCTTCATCCCATCCACGCTCACCATCGTCTTCGTGGCCACACTCTTCACCCGGGCCTCTGGATTATCCCGGAGAAATTCCCGTCGAAACTGCTTATCCGACCAGCAATCATACCCGACCCGCTGGCCCCAATAATGATAAGCGTCCGCCGCGATCGACATCGTCTTTTGGCCGATCCCTTCACACCACGTTTGCTCCGGCTGCCGCACAGCGATATCGCGTTGCGTCTGAAAAGCCATCACCTCCCGCATGTGCCACCCACGGGAAAACTCGTCCATCACCTGCCGGGGGAGATCCCCCGGCAGGGTCAGAACGGCTTCTGCAAAAGTCTCTTGTCCAACCAAAGACATCCAGACCTTTCCTTACCCGAGTTGATGCAGCGGGGTCACGTTCAGGTAGATCCACACCTCGCCCGCAGTGAGCAAAGAGAGATTCCCACCCGTCGCAGTGAAGAGCGCCGTGATCGTGGCATTCTCCTGGAAGACATGGCCCGTGCGCAAAGTGGCGAAAACCGCCCCATTGCCGTCACCGGCCAGCACTTCCGTGGCGTCCACATGGATCTCGTAAGCGTCAAGGAACGCATCCGGATCATCCGAGCCCGCCGCCAGATCATAGCCCACATCCAGCGACAAGGCGCTGGTCGCACCGCCATCGAAGGGAGTCGGCAAGTAAAATGCCGCATCGCGAACGAAGTGTCCATGAATCAAGTTTGTCACCAGATTCAGAGTTTTAGTTGTTGCGGCCGTGTCATTGAGATCCGCCGCAGTGATCACCGCCTTATGAGTAAACCCATTGGACAGTTCCTGCACCGAATCGAGAGAAATAAGTTTCATAATATTTTTTCTTAACTCAGGGCGGCCCGGTTTGCACCGGACCGCCCTGAGTTAAATTTTCTTTAGGGAGCGAATTTGCCGCCCGCAAGAGGGTTGAGGTGGAGCAACGACGCCACCGCGCGAATCAATTCGCGAGGTCCGCCACCGCCATCCTGGAGAGGGATCCGTTCGGGAGCCCCGAGGAAACCGATCTGCACCAGGTCGAAGTCAATCGCGTAGCCGCGTTGATTCCGCACATCGGCATCCGCGCTATCGCGAGCCAGCCAATCGCTGGGCACCAGCTCGAACGTGCCGAAGTCGCCTTCGTAACTGTCGATCGTGTCCATCAACTTCTTCGACTCCGCGTTCTGCATCATCACCTTGATCGCGCTGGCCACATTCGTGTTGCCAAATTGCGTTTGGGTCAGCTTCGAGAAGCGCGAACGCAGAGTCATGCCCGCGAGCAACGACATCCGTTTCACCTTGCCGGTCTGGCTCCACATGCTTTGCAAAACCGCGTTCACATCCGTGTCTGCGAGGGTTGCCGTGGCCGTGGTGGAAATGCTCCCGGTCGGCGTGCGATACGCTTCAGGGATCGGCAGATCCGTCTGCGCCGCAGACTGGAAATATTTCCCCAGGCCGCGCGTCCGGTAAGGAGCCTCGCCCACCTGTTGCTGCGACTCACGGTCACTGCAAAAAGCGCACTCCATGTCACGCTTGAGAGCTTCCAAGGCCTGAGCGACTGCCCGGGCCATCTCCTTTTTCTTGCCCACGCCTGCCACATTGCTGATCTTTTCCGCCAGGAACGAGACCATCGGCTTGCGCTCGAAGATTTGCACACGGGTCTGGAGCATCGCTCGACGCTCCGCCATGTTTTCGAAGACAGTTGCATCTTTGCCATCCAAGACACCGTCGAAGGAAGGTTCCGGCAAGGCGTCTGCCTGCCATTCCACCAGAGTATTCTCCGGCACGAATCGTTTATTGGCCATGGAGGTAAACGGATAAGTCTTCGCGTCGATCAAGCTGATGACATCGAGCTTATGCTCCCGCTTACCCACCTGAGCCACTTCTAGAAGTTTAGCCATAATATTTTAATTAGTAAGGTTTTGTGGTTGCTTGCTCAGAACACCTCGCCGCTCTCGATCGCCGCAGCCAGGTCATTGACCGTGCCAGACTTTCTAAAAGCGTCGTTTGTTCTGGACGATCGCGCTTGCTGCTGCGTGGTCGCCGGGGCTGCCGTGGGCTTTACCGCCCGGGCCGGGGCCTTCTTCGGTTGCACCTGCGTGGCTTGCGCCTTGCCCGTGTCCGTCTTCAGTCCCTTTACCTCTGCGAGCCGCGCCGCCATTCCGCGGATTGCGTCTCCGATAATGAGCCGGTAATTCGGCAAATTCAGGATCTGGGGATTTTGTTTGATAAAGAGATCAGCGATCTTCGACTCCTGAGAGTCGCTTTTGAAGAGCTGCGGATACACCTGGCGCGCATTCGCATCAAATTGCGTCTGCGCCTTCAGCATTTCCTTTCGAGCCGGGGCATGGCGATTAATCACCGCCTCCGCGTAGCGCTTCCGCTGGCGGACCTCTTTGGCCTCCAGCATCTGCGTTCCCTCCGCGGTCTTCACCTCAGCACCATCGGCGTTTTCTTCGCACCAATCCCGCACGGCTTCCATCTGGCTCACATAGGCATCCACCTCTGCGGCCGTCCGTTGATCCGCCAGCGGAGAATCCGCCGTCGGTGCCATCACCGGGCTTTGTGCAGTCGTCAGCTTCGTGTTCAGATCCTGATTATCCGTCTCCAGGGCTTGCACCCGGGAGGCCGAATCTTTCAGTCTGCCCGTCAGCTTATCGACACGCCTTTGCAGCTTCTTCACCGAGCGCGGCTTATCATCCGCGCCCTGGTCATCGCTTTCATCCTCATCGGCATCATCCCCGGATTCATCATCCGCGTCGTCATCCGATCCATCTTCACCGTCGCCGTCGCCGTCACCGTCCGCCTCGCCAGCTTCATCGCCGCCGCCATCGTCCGTTTCGTCGCCGTCGTCGGCATCATCGCCGTCGTTATCGCCGCCAGCCGAGAGATTTCCGCCGCCAGCATCGCTGCCGCCGGCTCCGTCTCCCGCATCATCCGCATCATCAACCTCGCTGCCTGATTCGACGGGAGACCCGCCCAATCCCAGTTCCGAGTAAACCTCGGCATCAGAAGGCATTTCGCCGGAAGATTCCGGGCTTTGAGTTTGCGTCGCAGATTGTTCGTTTATTTTCATGGAAATTGTCTCTTCCAAGTTGATTGACAATCCCTGATCTCCACTGAGCGCGACTTTCAGGGAAAGCAAAAGCCGCGTGGCTGTTCTTCACATGCCACGCGGCCAAAATAATGAAAATGCTTCGTGTTCCTAACGGACCCAAACGAACCCTATTTGACCTAACAAAGGTCTATTCAGGGAGTCTTCAGCATAGCCTCATCCATTCGGGATCCGGGGCCGTCCAACATTCGATCCCGTCGTTCAATCGTCGAAGAATCAACGGAAACCCATACGCCGCCGCATACTCGATGAGCATAAAACCTTTAGTGTTCCTTGATATTTCAATCTCGCCGGGCGTCATGATTTCCTGAAGCCGCTCGATCAATAATTTGTCAATCATATTCAACCCTTCCGCCACTCATCCCGCCCGGGCCTTCCAATCATCGCCCTCATCCGGATCTTCCGAGCGGGCCTCCGATGCAATTCGCAAGCGTTCCACCTGCCGGTGCGCCATGCCATAAGCCGAGTTAAATCCGCCGCCCCAATGCGTAAAAGTCGCGCTATCCGCCTCATCCCTGCCAGCTTCGCACGTCAGCACATAGCCGTCGAAATGCTCCCCCAGCAGATCCGTGATCATCTCGAGAACTTCACTCTGTTTCTCGGTCACAGCGTTTCAGAGCGGGCCTCCTCAATCCACCTTTGGCAACGCCGACCCCACCGCCGGTTCCGCGTGGGCCCATTGCTGCAATTCCACAATGCTTTGCCCCAGCCACTCCATCCCGCCGGCACAATGCGCCAGCGCCCCCGGTTCCGTGGCCGTGCGAGGGTTGCTCACCTGGCTTGTCACATTGTCATATTGCGCCAGCAGCACCTGCATCGTCGCCTCCCAGAGCGGAGAAGCCGCCGCCGAGGCAAACGTGGCCCGCAGCTCCGCTTCGTCCATACGTCTGGACCGAATCCCCACCGGCACCGCCCGCGCCGGATCCTCGTGGCCCAACACCGCCCGCAAAACTCTTCTCCAATAATATTTCATGTATCTCAGCCTTTCAGTTTCTTTCTTCTCTCCGGGTCTGTCAGCCCAAAGCAGGCACCGCCCCCAGCCGCCCGATATTTGCGTTCTGCTCCTGCTGCACCTGGAACTCCAAATGCTTCATCCGCGCCTGGAGCATCGCCAGCGATGTCGGCTTATCCTGCAAAGCGGCTTGAATATCCGGATTCCGCTGCAAGATGTCTTGGAGCACCCGCAGGCGGAGCGCAAAGTTTTGCCCTCCCTCGCGCATCGCGGGTTCCGTGCCGGCCATAATTTTCGTGAACGCATCCTGCTCCTCGCTCGTCTCCCGGTCATTGGCCACCTGCACATCCATCACCGCCTTCGCCCCCAGCATCGGATCGATCGAGCGCATGGCCCACTCAGTGATCACCGGGCGATTCACCACGCTCTGCGTATCCATCGCCAGCACCTCCTTCATTACGTTGAGCTTCTTGAGCACATACTCCATGTTCAGATCTGCGGCATTGAAGTCCAGGAGCACATCATACTCCGCGCCCTCTGGGTAAGCCTGCCCCGTCACCCGCTGAAACTCCTCCGGCATATACTGCCCGACCAAGGCCAGCGTCATCTTCGCGGCCAACTGCAATCCGCCCAGCCACTCATCCACCGTCGCCTGCTGATAAAGCTGCGAGCGGGCAGGATTGACACCCTCGGCCAGCCGCCCAAAGAAATTATCCACATCCAGCCGCACCTGACGCTCCAGCGCCACCGTGTCCGGATCATGCTGAGGCGTCCTCATAAACGAAATCTCCCCCGGCCTCCGCATCGGCACCCGCACCGCCGGGCCGAACATCAGCTTGTCATCCTTCCGCGCCATCGGCACCTCCACCGGCGGGAGAATCGTGATGCTCAATCGGTCTGAGCGGAAATCCCGTAGATTCTTCAGTTCCTGTTGATGCGTCTCCACCAGAGAAGGCACGCTCCGATTTTCGATCAAGAGCCGTTCCGTACGATCGCGGGAGAAATACACAAAAGGAAACAACCCATGCGCATAATTCAGATCATACTCCGCCAGAGGATCCTCCATCCCCGGCACAAACTCGGTCACCCGGATCTGCTGATACCCCTCCGCATCCACCACCTTGCGGTACACGCAATACAGTTCCACCAGATCCTTCATGTCATCCACTGCGCTCTTATTAGCCACCTCGATCTTGATCGCATTCATCAGCGTTGAGCCCTTTTGCTTGAGCGCCTCATCCACCAGCGCCGGATCATAATCATCCGTCACGATCCGGCCCTTCAGCTCCGCCTCCGACATCGGATTGCGCCAGGCAATCCACGGAGCCCGCTGCAAGTCCACCGTATTGGCCGGGAAGAAGACATCCCGATACACCCGGCCCGCCGTCCAGAGCGGTTGCTTGCGCGCCGTGTAAAACTCCGGCACCACACACGTGCCCGTATCGCGCAACTTCACCGCCGCGCGCTTCGCCTGCCGGGGCTTCAGATCCGAGAAGAGCGTCTGCAACCAAGCCCCCGCCTCATTCTCCATCGTGGGATCCAGCAATGCCGCAAACCCCGCCGCGAGCTGCATCGCCTGGTCTGCCAGACCCTCATCGTCCGGCATCTGTGCGGCCGCCTGTTGCACCTCCGTCACTGCGGCCACGATCTCCTCAATCTCCACCGTGCGTTTTCGAACCCGCTGCTCCTCATCCCAGGTCACCGCCAGCACGGCGCATGAATAAGTCTCATCCCAATTCGCGAGCAGCGGGATCTCACGCCGCAAATTCTCCTGCATCAGCGAACCCATCAACCAGCGCATAAAAGTCGTCACCGCGCCGGCCGCCGCCGTGTCGCCACTTTCCACCGGAGCCGCCTGCAAAAGCGCGCGTTTCATCGCGGCGCGCTTGATCCGCACATTATCATTCACCACCTCATCCGCCAGGCGGATCCGGGCATCGCTCGCCCCCTCCCAGGGAAACGGTTCTGCGTCCAAATTCTCCGCGCGCTTCTTGCCGTCGTCGCTTTGCCCCGTCCAAAGACATTGCCGCGTCTCATAATCCGTCGCGCATTGCCGGATAAAAGATCCTCCGTCCGTGATCGAGCTTTCAATCTCCGTCGCCAATTCACTCACACTCAATTCTGCCGTATCGCTCTCATTCATGATTCTGATTTCCGTTTTTGTTAAATTTCGCCCAATAGCACCGCCCGGACATGTTCACGCGGATAATACGCCCGGCTGTCCTCCCGGAGATGTCGCCCCACAATGATCCCCGCGCGCACCAGTTTCTTAAATTCGGCCAGCGAGATTCCGGCCCACTCCAAAACATCGCGGCGGCGCAGCAGTAATTTCTGAGGTTCTTTTCCAGGCATAAACGGTTTCCTTTTAGTATGACGCAGCTTGTCAAGCCCCTTTACAAACTTCCGCAGCAAGAGGGCAAATCATGCCAGGAACCTTGCCAAAGACTCCGCCAAGCGAGTCCGGCCCAGAGTTTTCCAGGGTTTTCCGTTAGCCATCACAGAGACCTGATTCACCGCCGCACCTCTTCCGTTCCAAATCTGCAAACGGTTCGTCTCCCCGGTTCGGGGATCGGTAATCGTGACGATTTTCATCAGGACATCCTTGCGGCGAGCGCGCTCCCATTCCTCCTCCTCCGAGAGCGGGCGAGTCGCCATTTCCGCATGACGGACAACCCAGCCATTGATCGCGCGAGTTCTGGCCTTCTCGCTCATCCGCTTGATTATCCGGCGTTTATACGCCGAGCTCATTTTCGGCAACCTTGGGAAGATGGGATAACTGCCTGTTCGACAAAGAAATGAGTCTCCCCCGTAAATCACCCCACATAAAATATGAGCAAAAAACCAACAAACGCCGGTAAAGCATGGACGCCAAAAGCCGTCCAAGAAGTGAAGCAACTCGCCAAGGGG